TTTTAGCAGCATGAGTAATATCGCGGACGCATGTACCTGCTTAACGTGTGATATACTAATAGCATAAAAGTGTAAGAGAAGCCTTCGAGGGAGCAATCCTTTGAAGGCTTTTGTTGTATGGAGATGAGAACTTTGCCATGGAAACCAAAGAAACCGTGCGCCTACCCCGGCTGCAAGGAGCTGACCGTGAACCGGTACTGCGAGCAGCACCAGAAGCTGATGGATAAATACTATGACACCTACCAGCGCAGCCCTGTCGTCAAGAAACGATACGGCAGAGCATGGAAACGCATCCGGGACCGCTACATCGGAAAGCATCCCCTGTGTGAGATGTGCCTGAAGAACCACAAGACCACACCGGCAACGGAGGTGCACCATATCCGTCCCCTCTCCCGCAGCGGCACTCATGACGAGGATAACCTTATGTCGCTGTGCAAGCCGTGCCACTCGAAGATAACCGCTGAGATGGACGACCGCTGGCATCATGCCAAAAAGGAATACCACTACGAATGACTACGCTCTGCCAGGAGGGGCGGTCCAAATCTCTGGCGCGCCAACATGCTAGACCGGTGCTGGGGTCACACGCACAAAAATTGCGGTTCAAACGGGGGATTTACCGCATGGGAAAGGAGTTGAACAGCCATGGCCAAGGACGGAACCAATCGCGGCGGCAGACGGATCCGCGCCGGAGATAAGCCGGAGGCGCTGGCCGATAAGATTGCCAAGGGAAAAGCAGCCACCATTATCGACCTGCCAACACCTACGTTAGAGGGCACCGAGTTACATGATGCCGCAGATCTCACCGGTGAAGATATGCCGAATCCCAGCGACTATTTGTCTGCCCGGCAGCGGGACGGCAAGCCGCTCGGTGCGGATGACCTGTTCCGCCAGACCTGGCAATGGCTGAAGGATCGCGGCTGCGAACGACTCGTCAATCCCCGACTGCTGGAAGCCTATGCTCAGGCATTTGCCCGGTATATCCAGTGCGAGGAAGCCATCAGCACCTATGGACTTCTTGGAAAGCACCCCACGACCGGTGGTGCCATTACCAGTCCGTTCGTGCAGATGAGCCAGTCATTCCAGAAACAGGCAAACCTGCTCTGGTATGAGATTTTCGATATCGTCAAGCAAAATTGTACGACGACTTTCGTAGGTACCCCACAGGATAACCTAATGGAACGCCTGCTGCAGTCACGGAAAGGAAAATAACATGGAATTAATCAAAAAGAATATACAAGACCTCATCCCGGCAGCCTATAATCCGAGAAAGGATTTGCAGCCGGGAGATCCGGAATATGAAAAGCTGAAGCGTTCGCTGGACGAGTTCGGCTACGTCGAGCCTGTCATTTGGAACAAGCGCACCGGCAACGTGGTCGGCGGGCACCAGCGTTTGAAGGTGCTCCAGCGGGAAGGCATCTCGGAAATTGACTGCGTCGTCATCGACATGGACACCGAAAAGGAAAAAGCCCTAAACATTGCCCTTAATAAAATCAGCGGCGATTGGGATACGGATAAATTAGCACTGCTCATTACCGATCTGCAAGGCAGCGACTTTGATGTATCGCTTACCGGCTTTGATCCGGCGGAACTGGACGACCTGTTCAAGGACGATATAAAGGATGGTGTACACGATGATGACTTTGATGTGGATGCCGAGCTTCAAAAACCGGTATTCTCCAAGGCCGGTGATGTGTGGCAGTTGGGAATCCATCGCCTGCTCTGCGGCGACAGCACCCAGCCGGAAACATACCAGCGATTGCTGCAGGGAACACCGGTCAATCTGGTGGTCACCGATCCGCCATATAATGTCAACTACGAAGGCCGGGCCGGAAAAATCAAGAATGACCATCTGCAGGACGACAAATTCTACCAATTCTTATATGATGCGTTCACCTGCATGCACACCGTCATGGCAGACGATGCCAGTATCTATGTATTCCACGCCGACACCGAGGGACTTAACTTTAGAAAAGCCTTCTCGGATGCCGGTTTTTATTTGTCCGGCTGCTGCATCTGGAAGAAGCAGTCGCTGGTGCTGGGACGCTCTCCCTACCAGTGGCAGCACGAGCCGGTGCTCTACGGCTGGAAGAAGAAAGGAAAGCACGAGTGGTACACCGGACGGAAGGAATCGACTATCTGGGAGTTTGACAAGCCTAGGAAAAATGCGGACCATCCAACGATGAAGCCGATCCCGCTGTTGGCTTATCCTATTTTAAATTCCAGTATGACCGGCTGCACCGTGCTGGATCCATTTGGCGGCAGCGGCTCAACGCTGCTGGCCTGCGAACAGACGAAGCGACGCTGCTATATGGTGGAGCTGGATGAAAAGTTCTGTGATGTGATCGTGAAACGTTACATTGAGCAGGTCGGCTCGGACGAACGGGTAACCGTGACACGGAACGGGAAAACGTATACCTATACTGAAATGGAGGCAACATAATGCGTGTATGTATCAACCCCGGGCATGACCGGGAACGGGACAGCGGCGCGGTGAACCCAAACACCGGACTGCGGGAATGTGATGTGGCTGCTACGATTGGCAGTCTCGTCCAAACATATTTGGAGACGGCAGGCTGCGAGGTGCAGCTCCTGCAAAGTGATAATCTGGCTGGGGAAACACCGGATCTGCCCTGTGTGGTGGATACAGCAAATACATGGCCTGCTGATGTATTCGTCAGTTTGCATTGCAATGCCGACAGCGGCTGCGCCAGCGGTACAGAAACGCTTATCTATGCCAACAACAGCGGTTCGTCCCCGCAGCTTGCCGCCTGCATTCAGTCGCAGATTGTGCAGAGCCTCGGCACAGTGGATCGTGGTCTGAAGGAACGGCCCAACCTCATCGTGCTGAAGGACACCACGATGCCCGCCGTTCTGGTGGAAACAGCTTTTATTGATAATGACAATGATGCCGCGCTGCTTACGAATAACGCGGATGATTTTGCTCGGGCCATTGCCCGCGGCATAACAGATTTTGAAGGGAGATACTAACAATGGATATTGAAACGATTCAAAACGAACTCAAGGAACACATTCTGGACTCGGTGCAGGAGGATGCCAAGAACGCCACTATTTCCTGGCTCCATACAACGGTGCTTCCGGCAGTCAAAGAAGTGGCGGATGCCTACACAGCCGCGTTGCAGGAATCTGCTGGCAAGGAAACCGGCTGGAATAAGTTCCGCGACCAGTGCTTTCTGCCGACGCTGATTGACAGCGGTCTGTGGCTGACCGGAAAGTTGCTCGGTAAAATGGTGGTAGTACAAGAATAATACGTGTAATTTGTGGTATAAACCCCTTGCTATAGTTGCCGGTTAGAGTGATATATGTACATGACAAAAAAATGAAAGGGGTTTAATACCATGAAGATTATGTACCATGCACAAGGAAAAACACGTAAGGAACTGGCGGATGCCATCAGCACCATTACCGGAGCCGCTAAAATGTATCAGGGGATTCCCAGCTATGCCTACGAAATTGATTGTTTTACTGTTGACCGCGACGGCAATCTTAATTTTGATGACATGATTGATAGAAAGGAAATCGAGGATTTGCTTGAAAAACTCGACAGCATGGGAATCCATGCCGATCCAGCCGAACCAGCAAGGAAAAGACCTGACGATTCGGCGTCTGAACAGGAGAACATAGACGACCTGGTGATTGCCATGCCGCGCTCCTTCTTCACCGATACGGCACTGGAAAACCTGAAGAAACTGATTCAGGCCAAGAGCAATTTAATGTTAAAAGTTTTCCAAACTGATGTGCTGCGAATGCAGGTAACGGAGGATAAGGTGCTATTTCCCTGGTTCACCGGCTGCCCGGATGCCGATATGGTCAAGGCATATACCCATTTCATTACGGCCCTCTGCCATCTGGCCAAGAAGCAGAAACGGGTGCTGGCAACGGAGCACCCATCCATCAACGAGAAATACGACTTCCGCTGCTTTCTGCTTCGCCTTGGCTTTATCGGTACGAAATACAAGGACGAACGGAAGCTGCTCCTGCAGCACCTTTCCGGTTCCTCGGCCTTTAAAAACGGCAGAAAGGAACATAATGATGAAATATCCGAATAAGGAACGATTGGAGCAACTGCGCAGTGCATATCCTGACGGAACGCGGATTGTACTGCTGCAAATGGATGATGCCCAGGCTCCACCGAATGGCACAAAAGGAACGGTTGTCGGTGTGGATGACACCGGCAGCCTGCTGGTGCATTGGGACAACGGCAGCACATTGAACGTGCTGTACGGCATAGACCGCTGCCTTAAAATCAGAAAGAAATAATCACACAATATCATAATTTGTACACCAAGACTGCCAACCTCGGCGGTCTTTTTTGTTGCCGCAAAGGAGGTGATGCTGTTTGCGAACGTTGAAACGCTACCGATCCACGAAATTCAAGGCCAAAGATTCCAAATACAACAAGACCATGGCGGACTATGCCGTGTCTTTTATCGAATGTCTCTGCCACACCAAGGGAACCTGGGCTGGGAAGCCGTTTGAACTAATCGACTGGCAGGAGCAGATTATCCGTGATGTGTTCGGCATCTTAAAGCCGAACGGCTACCGGCAGTTCAATACCGCCTACATCGAGATTCCCAAGAAGCAGGGCAAGTCGGAACTGGCGGCAGCGGTAGCCTTGCTTTTATGCTGCGGTGACGGGGAGCAACGTGCCGAAGTGTATGGCTGCGCCGCCGACCGCCAGCAGGCATCCATTGTCTTTGAAGTGGCGGCGGACATGGTGCGGATGTGTCCGGCCTTATCCAAACGGGTGAAACTGCTGGCTTCGCAGAAGCGGATCATCTACCTTCCCACACACAGCTTTTATCAGGTGCTCTCTGCCGATGCCTACAGCAAGCACGGTTTTAACGTAAGCGGCGTGATCTTTGACGAGCTGCACACGCAGCCGAACCGAAAACTGTTTGATGTCATGACCAAAGGCTCCGGCGATGCCCGGACGCAGCCGTTGTATTTCCTTATTACGACCGCCGGAACGGACACCCATTCCATCTGCTATGAAACCCATCAAAAGGCGCTGGATATTATTGCAGGACGGAAAATCGATGCCACCTTCTATCCGGTGATATACGGGGCCAAGGATACCGACGACTGGACGGATGTCAAGGTGTGGAAGAAAGCCAATCCGTCGCTCGGCATTACGGTCGGCATGGACAAGGTCGAGGCGGCCTGTGAATCTGCCAGACAGAACCCCGCCGAGGAGAATGCATTTAGACAATTGCGCCTGAACCAATGGGTCAAGCAGGCAATCCGCTGGATGCCAATGGACAAGTGGGATGCCTGTGCCTTCCCCGTACAGCCGGACGAATTAAAAGGACGCGTCTGCTACGGCGGACTGGACTTATCCTCCACAACGGATATTACAGCTTTTGTGCTGGTGTTTCCGCCGC